GTCTAAAAGCTCGGCATCCTCGCCGTAATAAACCGCAAGGCTGTCGGTCGGATGCGCATCATCTACAAAGTAGTCGTCTTCGTCGGTGGCGAACCAGGGTTCGTCCTCGCCGAAGTACTGGAGCTGGTTGTCCGGCTCCGGCTGCTCCTCATAGACCAGAACTTGGTCGTCATCGTCTTGGTCGAGGAGTTCCGCGTCCTCGCCGTAGTAAACAGCGAGCGACGCAATGACCGGCGAAGAACCGGTTTCGATGATCCAAGAGTCATCATCTTGATCAAGGTCTGCCAGCTCGACATCTTCACCGTAATACGCGGCGATACCGTCGGGCAGGTAGTCCTCGGAGACAGCGTACTCGTCGGAGTCCTGGTCCGCGAGTTCACTGTCTTCGCCATAGTAGGCGGCAAGTCCGTCCGTTGGATCGTTGCCGAGTATTACTTGGTCATCATCGTCCTGATCCAGCAGCTCGGCGTCTTCGCCGTAATACTGCGGCGGCGGAACGACGGCGACTGCGCTCTGGTACTCGTCCGGAACGACTTGGTCATCATCGTCCTGGTCCAGCAGCTCCGCGTCTTCGCCAAAATATTGAAGCTGATCGGCCTCGGGGACAACTTGATACGACTCAAGGGTTACTTGGTCATCGTCATCCTGGTCCAGCAGTTCAGCATCTTCGCCGTAGTACTGCGTGACGCCGAGCGGCGAGTAGTCGTCCGCGAGAACCTGGTCATCGTCGTCGGTGACGAACCAATCCCAGGCGTCCTCGATTTGAGGCTCGATGTCCTGCGTCGAGTAGCCGGACGGCGTCGCCTCGACCACCGTCTCATCGAGCGACCAATCCCAGGCGTCGTCGGGCGGCTGCGGATAGACCGTGACGACATCGGCGACGACCGGCTGGCTCTGGTCCTCGACGCCGGTCCACGCGTCATTGTCGGTGGAGTCGTACGCATCGTTCTGGGTCCAGTCCCAGGCGTCCTCGATCTGCGGCTCGACGTCCTGTTGAGTAAATCCGCCGTGAACCGCCGTCGGCTCAACGCCACCCTCATCGAAGAAAAGGCTTAGCTCAGGATCGTCACCGTAATACTGAGTGCGGTCGACACCGCCGCCACCTCGAAGGAGTAGTAGTAAGATCGACACATGGGGTCAGCCTTACAGAGCCACTTCTTCCCAGAGCAACCTTCCCGTCACCGAGTACGTCGTAGTGCTGGTCGTGTTGAGCAGCGCCAGCACGCCTCCGGGCGGCACGATCAGTTGACCGTCGAAGTTCTGCACGCCGACAGCGCCAGCCGTCGCGTTGGACGTGCTGGTCTGGGCGGTGATGGTGCCCGCGTTCGTCAAGCCGCTAAGGTTCGGCAGGTCCGCACCTTCAAAGATCACCAGGTTATTCGTGAGTCCGGTCAGGGCCACGCCGCCGGGGAACGCCTTGGCCTGTGATCCCGATGAAGCCAGGGTCTTGCGGTTGAACGGCGCACTGCCGGTGCTGATGGCAGTATTACCGGTCGATGCTGCCCAAACGAACGGCCCCGGAGGGACGGGAGCGGTTAACGTGTTGGCGGCGACACTCAACATGCACTGGAGTAATACGAGATTTACGGGTGACGTGGCCGGATTGTACAGCCCCAAGATCGGAGTCGTCGCCGCAACCAGCGTGATCGTGTTCGCCGACAGCGCGGTGACTGAGCATCCGGTCGAAAACACATTGCCGCGATACACTTGCTCATAGAAACGTCCGTGAAGTTCCGTAACCACGAGTTCGGCCAACCGGCCCAGCCGCAGGGTCTGCGAAGCGCCGTCTTGAAGGATCTGCGGGCCTACTTGGCCGTTGACTGCAATGGTCATTAGAACTCCTTAGATCGAATCGTTGTTCATTTCTTCGGGTGCCGTATAACGGTCAGCCATCGTCCCGAGTGTCAGGTTAATCGCTTTCAGCGTGATGAGGATCTGGTTCAACACGCCCAGCAAGTCTGGTTCGGCTACCGGCAACCTGTTGATCTGCGACACCAACGACTCGGTGGACTCACCGCCCGCGTCAAGCTGCATGACCTGGGTCTTGGCGGCGATCGCCGGATTATCGAGCGATCTATCTACGCTGCGGATCGTGTCGCCGCCAGCGCCCGGAGGAATGATGGTGTTGTCGGCCATTGCCTATCCTAGGTAAGCGATCAAGTTCCCAGGCGGAAACGTCGGGATCGTCGTGTTCGCCACCACGGTCATGGGGGAGCACGGCAGCATCACGCCGCTGCCCGAGTAGCTGAAGCTGACCGGGTTTAGATTATTCGGCGTCGCAGACAGTGAAAGATAAACCCCACCACCCAACGCTGTTTGGATTCCGCCCACATAATAGATCACGCCTTCGACCAGATTGCCGGGAAGCAGCATGCCGGGGCCGACGGCGTAGAACATGACCGGTTGGTTGAACAGGATGTTCGGCAGTGCGGGCACCAAGATCACACCCAAACCAGAAGCATTTCCTCCAGTGAATCCGTATGACCCGCCAGCCATCACCAGCGGCCCCGACGTGATCAACGTACCGGGACTTGTAGCGCTAAGACCAAGACCCCAGTACGTGACCACATCCCCGGTTGGACCACACGCCGGGAAAACGATTTGCTGAATGTTCTGGACTTGAACCGGCGATCCACCGGCTACCGCTAAGGATCCTGGCGAGCGCGGTACTGCGACACGAACGTAGTTACTGTAGGTGGTTTCGTATGTCGACTGCGAGCCGCCCTCGCCAGGGTTACCGTTATGAAGCGATACGTAAAAGGTTCCGACACCGGCCAAGTATGGGGTCGCGTTGAACAGGTACTGCCAGATCCCCAGTTGCGCTTGGTTGGTCAGGGAGGGCATCAGTACCCGCCGCTACCGTCTTGCTCCGTGATCGGCTGCGAATCGGTCGGCACGGCTACAGGAGCAGCAAAATCGTCATTGCCGAAATCGTCGGCGAAGAACTCATCCGGCTCCTCGTCGAAGTCCAGGGTCTCCGCTATCAGTGCGTGCTTGACCACCACGGGAGGCGGCGCGTTCTGCTGCTGATAACCGGTGGGGATGACCTCCCAGGCTGGCTCTTCGTCGAAGATGTCGTCGGGCATGGCTATCCTAATGAGTCCCAGGCCAAGTTGCGGTTGCCGGGGTTCCACCACACATACGGTACCCAGCCCTGATTGTCGAACCAGATGCACCAGCCCTTGTCGGAGGTGAACACACGGAAGCCGGTCCAGATGCTCGGCGACGGGAACGCGGCGACGAGCTGCGCGTAGGTGCCGGACCACGCGAGCAATGCGAGCCAGCTAGTCCACGGAGGGCCGTTCATCAGTCCTCCAACTCCACAATGGGCTCCGGCCAGCACCGGCAGTTCCATATCTCGCCGGGATGGTGGTACATGATGCGCCCGTTCTCGTTGACGGCGGGAGGATCGTCGAAGCGGCAGATCTTGCCCTGCATGGCCTTGTGACCGGGGCGCACGTCCGCGTCGCCAGCAGTCTGCCAGCGGTAGTGCGTGATGCCTGCGGCGGTCGCCCGCGTTTGCGTGAGTATGGACGCAGTGCGAGCGGTCTCGGTCCGCGCTATGAGCGTGGCGCGACTTTTGGTCACCTCGCCAGTGCGCTCAATCTCCTTCGCATACTCCGCAGCCCGCGTGGAATTCTCCAAACCCTTCAGGGTGAGCTCATGCACCCGCTCAACCGCCTCCAGCGGCAGGGACTTGATCAGCTTCACCTGTCGGTGCAACAGGTCGCGCATCGTCTTACCAACATCGGTCCGGCGGATGTCGCGACGAAGCTGCTGCGAGATCGCGCCGCTGAGCGAGCGCCAGGAATCAATGTCCCGTGCGTTCACCTCCTCCAGCATACGCCGCGAGGTGCTCACGGCCCACGGCGTGAGCGCGTCGGAATAGGCCCGCAGCATCTGTAGCACGAAAGGCAACTGCTCGGGGTCGCCCGCCTTGAATCCCTTGACCATGTCGCCGACGTGCCCCGCGATCTGCCGCAGGGACTGCATGAAGGTGCGCTCGGCGCGGCCGATGCGCGGCGGCTTCTGATGCCCGGTGGATGCATCACTGGTTAGGAGGTTACGTTGCAACTTCACCAGGGCGGTTGGACCCGTACCGTCGGGGCGCTGAGAGACTGAGCTATTCCTTTGCGGTCGCATTGCGCAGTCTCAGCTGCGTGGCAAGGTGCAGGGCACCGAGTACACCGAGACCAGGGTTAGCGGCCTCAGAATCTTCAGCTTCGGAAAAAGCCTTATCCATGTCGACGATATTCGCGTCAACCTCTCGACCTTGTAGATGCGCAGCCACGGCACGATGATGACCATCCACAATTCCGTGCTCTCCATTGCGCTTCACCACTGTGATTGGGTCACCGTGATCCTTACGGTATTCGCCAACCTTTTTGATATTGACATGTTTCTGAGTGCCTTGCAGCTTCCAGGGCTCAATGGTGCCGGGCTGACCGTATGCCGCGCAAGTGTGTGGATGAGCGGCTTGAATCGCTTCACGCATGCTCTTGGTCTTCACCGGGTTGAGCGGCGACTCAGCCCACTCACCCTCGTCGTCCTTGTTGCCTTTCTCGTCGAACCGCTTCGGGTCAAGGCCCATTCCGTGAGTGAACTTTCCCGTTTGCTCGTGCTTGGGGACTTCGGTCTTTGCATCACCGGTGAACAACCGGTAAAGCCTCCGCCACAACGTCACGTCCTCGGCGGAGTCCAGCGCCTTGAATGGGCGGGCGTCGTCCGGTTTATAAGCGGGCGGTTCGTCCTCGCCGGTTTGCTTCGGCTCCTCAATCTTCCCCGCCTTCAGCTCCGGGCGCGGCGGAATAAGACCCAAGGCCTCTGGAGTCGGCGGCGGATCATTCTCAGCTTCTTCAATATGCTCGTCCGTGATCTGGGCGAAAGTGTTAACGGTTCGTGACAGTTCCTTCAGTTCTCGCAATGCGGTGGCGCGGTCAATGACCTGGGACTCGTACTGCTTGTTGATGGCGTCGCTGGTGACATTGGTCACTTCAGCCTTCTCGGTCTCGGTCATCTGCCACAGATGCTCAAACTCCAAGTCAAACACTTTTGGCGGCTCTGCGCCAAGCACGCTCAGGTATCCAACGCGGTACAGCGTCTCTATCGCGGGTCCGAGCGTAGCCTCTTGGTTCTGCTTGATCGTGTCGTAGTAGTTCCGAAGATCGGAATCACCGGAGTTGAAACCGGCTGGAGACTGTCCAAATAAGCGCACAGCCGGGATCTCAACTGCTCCGCAGAGTTGTTCCCCGAACTGAATGAGCACGGAGTCGAGTCCGGCGAAGGTGTAGGCTTGGACGTCGAATTCATCAGACTTGTCCAATAGGGTCATGCCCTCGTTGCTCTGGTAGGCGCGGATCATGTTGACTTGCTGGACGATGCCGTTCATCGCCTGGTTGCCGGCCGAGATCATCTCCCGCAATCCCTCAACCTTCAGCGTCCGCAGATGCGCCTTGTACACCAGCTGCGCGACGCCCGTGGTGGTTGAGTCATACGCAATCAACCGGTCCCACATGCGCTCAAGAACCGACTGGCCCCACAAGTTTTCGGAGATGCGCTGCCAATACGGCAGCTCCACGCCCTCGAGCCGGATCATCCGGCTGTGGTGGATCGTCATGTTAGGCATGCCCATGCTATCGGGCACTGTCTGGTAGAACTTGGGCTTGCCGAAATGCGGGCCGAAGTCCGGGACCAAGTCCTGCAGGCTCGGCTGTATCAACCAACGGTCCAGTGGGAGCAGCCCTTTGAACTGGCCCTTGCCGATGGTCTCTGGGCGCAGCGGCGTCGCCGGGTCTTGCCCTGCGATCATCATGAACGCACACGCCCCGCCGTACAGCCGCGACCACTTGATGGTCTCGCAAAGCTGCGACCAGACGTTGAGCCGGGCGAACTCCTTGTCGAGCTTGGTGATGCGGTCAGTGTCGTCATCGCTGTTGATGTCCACGCCCTCGCGGGTCATGTCGCGTGCCACGCAATCAACCACGCGCCCAGCGACCCACGATCCGCGGTAGCACATCTCCATCTGCAGCCGGTTGCGCGTGACTGGGTTGAACCCGTAGTGCGAGGCGTCCTGCTGGCTACCAGCGCCGTGGCCGACGCGGGCCATGAAGTTGACGAACGAGTCGACCGTGCGCATCGGTCCATTGCCGTCGTTGAATTGGATCTTGGGCCCAGCGCTGGTTTCCGGTTTCGTCGCCTTGGTGCGCTTAGCTGCCATTCAATTGCCTCGCTCTCCGCGCTGGTTTCAAAAACATCACCAATTCGTCGAGCGGATGATGTTGGTATTGCTTGTGTTGCTGTTTGCGGATTCGGTCAATTCGGAAATACCAAATGGCCTTCTGCGCCTCAGTCAACCGATTATAGTCCCAGCTCAACCGGCCAATTTGCGCCACACCTCCCAACGGCGGGAGGCGGGTTGATACGCAATCATCACCGCGTCCCCCAGATTTGGTGAGCGAGTGCCCTCGGGCATTTTGTCGATCACTATTTTGCCTACACTGTTTTGCGACCATGTCGGTTGAGACAGCTCCATCGTCAGTGAAGTCAGCTCAGGTAAATTTGGGTCAATGCTGATGATGTCGTCTGGGTTGAACGGCAACCCATCAATCACCGCTTTGTGCGTCGCTTCAAACCGCAACCTCAACGCCCACCAAGCTTGCGCCTTGGCGTTGAGGAAATAATCCTTGTTGAGCCGCTTCTTGACCATCTGTGCGTCTGGACGCCACACCGGGCCAGACCCACGAAACGGCTCATCGTTGATGCGCGGCAACTGAGCCTTGTCGCGTTCGGCGTTGATCTGTTGAGCGTCGCCGCGAACTCCTGCACCAATGCCGTCGGCGTCGTACTCAAACGCCTCATACCCCCACTCATCACAAAGGGCAAAGGTCTTGATGACGGTTTGGTAGATGTTGCTGCCCTTGCCGCTCCACGACTTCAGGTGCTGCAGCAAGAACCCATGCCGCCCCGCTAACGCATTCTTGTCTGACCCTTCGTCCGCCACGTCCAACGCAGCGAACTTTGAGCCGGTGGGCTCAATGCCGAGCTTCAAGTGCGCACCAATCGCTGCCTGAACCCAAGCCGACGGAATCACCACACCCTCAACCGATGCGGCGTAGTTTATGTCGAGCTCTTGCGCAATGGTGACGGGGTCTTGCTCGGCGACCTGTTTATTGTACCACTCAATGTCCTTGGTGGGGTCGTCGCGCCAGTGAAACGTGAACACGTCAATGTTGCCGCTGAACCGCTTTTGCGCGAATGGGTTGGCCATTCCGTTGGGGGTGCTGACGTCGATGCGGCAATTGGTGGTTTGTGACAGCGCCGCGTCCACCAGCAGCGGGCGCTCAACGAACGCCGCTTCGTCCACGAAATACAAACTCGTCGTGTTGCCGCGCCCAATATTGTCGCCCGACTCACCAACGATAATCGAGGACGTAGCAGGGAACATGATGCGCATATGCGGCGCGTGCTGCCGAACGTCCCACCCGCCACGAAACTCCGGGGGCAAATTGGACATGAACTCGCGTGCGCGCTGCAGCAGTGACTTCGGGTCACCGAGTATGTCGACGTACTCTTGCTTGCGGGAGCCAATGCCCACCACCAGCCCTTCATGAAACAGCGAGAGGGTGCACGACAACGCCATCGTCAGCCAGGAGAACCCCATCTGCCGAGTTTTCTCGGTGATGCCGGGGGATTGCGAGTGCCACTTCCGCAGCACCCACTCCACCCAGTCGCGTTGTTTAGGGTATAGCACGAACGGCACATAGGAGGGCCGGTCTTGCTCGATGTTCTTGGGGTTGATGCAGACGCCCCAATCGCTGATGAAATCAGCGGGGTTGAGCTTGTAGTGCAGCTTCAACGCCGGGAGCACTGATGGTTCGTCCCTGATTCGTTGAAGCCGGTTCAGCCGCTCACGGAATATGCCTGCGTAATCAGGGTTGCGCCAGTCTATCACTTGTCTTTGTCAGGCTCGCCCTTCATCACCCGCTGATAAATGCGCGCCGCCTCCAACGGGTCATTGGTGATGACTTGGGCGACGGGGATGGGCTTGCCGTCCTGGCCACCAACATTCAAGTCCAGTTTCTCGCCGTACTTCTTTGGTGCCAATTTGCTGAGCAGCCACTTGCGGGTGTCGATTCTCACTCGTGAGCGGTTGATGTGTTCGGAGTTGAGAACGCGGACAGTGCCGGTGGACTCGCCTTTTGAATTGAATGTTTCACGTTCCATCCAATCATTTCGTCCATCATCAGCAATGTCCACTGTTTCCGCTGCCCAGTGCTCCATCAGTGCTTCATGAGCTCGCGCGTATTGAGCGGCAAACGACGGGTGGTCAAGGGTCCAGCCGCGCACAGTTGTTGGCGGGGGGATATGATCTGAGCGGCAAATTTGATTCAGTGTTTCGCCAGCAGCCATTCGCCGGCAAATTTCATCCGCAAGTATTTGCGTAAATCGGGATGGGCGACCTCTGGGTTTCAGCGCCACCACAGCAGACTTTGTGCGCTTTTTCAAGGGTCATTGCCCCAGTTTGACTGTGATGTTGCGAATTTAGCGCCAAGGTTCAAAAAAAGTCAACAACAATCCGCATCCTCAGTGATTCGTTGTGTGTTGCAATGCATTCACCCTAACGATAGTTGCAACAATAATTCGTTGCATTGACGCTGCTCTTGCGGCGTCTCTTTTTTATTGACTTTCTCGCGCTTCACCCCGCACCGCAGTTCCTCCGGGTTCAATCCCAACGCCCCACTCAAATAAATTTTCAACCGCGCTAATCTCGACCAATACTCATGTGAAGGAATTTTCAACACCGCAATTTTCGCCCTCACCGTCAATGGCCGCCACACATAGTGCGCATCCATCACCTGCCGCCATTGCCCGTTCATTGCACAAAAGCCTCGATGCACCTCCAATGCCATTCCGGTGTAAACCTCAGGGAAATTCTGATTAAAAGTGCTTTGCGATGCACCCTCGCCCTCCTCACGAACCTGTCCCAGTGTGCAACTCAATTTGCCTAGCCGCTCCCTCGGCTGCAACTTCTCAAGATCAATCCCCAATACCATCCGCCGTTCTTTCGCCCACTGCTCACACCACAAATCAATTTGATCTGGTTTCCAGTGTCGCACCGCCACTCCCGCGAATTTGTTATTGGCACCCCGCACCGAAGCTTGCCCCAAAAATCTGACCAAGGAAAGCGTTTTTTTGCGACACGCCGCTGAGTATTTGTTGCAACAAAC